AGATAGCAGAACATTGTTTGCACTTATGCCAAGTGATCCACGTAAAGCAATACAAGAAGAATTGCACAATGCACTTGCTGACTGTTATTATCAAGCAAAGTGTGTACAACAAACTTACAAGCATTTTAATATTACGAAAGCAAGGTAATGGCTACTACAGAAGAAAAACAAGAACTTATTGAGAATATTAAAAATCCTGACAGGTACTTTCGTGTATCGCTTTATGGATATGGTGCAGAAATGTCATGGTGTCCTATAACAAAAAAGTGTCATGATTGGTGGAAAGCAAATGAGAATGAAAACGATATCTATGCCTCAGAATATATGAGTGGTGCTGAAGAATTTAGACAGCAACATGATATGCCTCAAGAAGCAGACTTTCTTTGGGATCAAGATAGTGAAGGGCATAGTGAATGGCATGAACCACCTAATGAACAAAGTCATTGGTATGGTGGTAGCATTGGTAATTGTAAATTAATGATTGAAGAAGTATCAGGCGAAGGTTATTCTGCACAAACTATAAAAGAACACTATGACGGAGAGTTTTACGATTTCTTTGAAAATGTAACTTGCGAACATGATATTGATGACAAAGGATATAGTATTCCTAAAGGACATTATGCACAAATGATTAGTCATGAGAAAGGTACGTTCTATGATGGTATGTTACATTTGAGAGGCGAAAAGTTTGATATTAATAAGTTTAAGTTTTATTCAAGCACAATGCCCAATGACGAAGAAATATTAGAACGTGTAACATATGGAGAACATGAACTTGATAACGGCGGTGGCGACACACGTGGCAAAGGTTATGATGTATTTTTTTATGAGGAAGAATAAATGAAAATAATGGATCCTGATTTAATGGTACAACAACAGGTTGCTAACTTATGGCAACACTTTGTAGGTGTTATTTGTTTGAATCAAACAGGTAGGGTACAGGTTAAAAGAGTATTACCAGAGTTCTTTGACAAATGGCCTACTCCACAAAAGTATTTAAAAAGCGATAGGAAAACTGTAATAGAAGTTATTAAGAGTTTAGGCTTTTATAATAGACGTGAAAACACAATTAGACAAATGTCAAAAGACTTTTTAAATTGGGACGGAGAAGATGCTACTAAACTATATGGCGTAGGCAAGTATGGTTCGGATAGTTATCAGATCTTTTATAAAAATAATATACCAAACGATGTACAAGACCATGAATTAAAAAGATACATCGAGGAGGAAATAACATAATGAGAATATTACTAACAGGTAGTGACGGAATGATAGGTTCAGTACTTAAGAAGTATTGGGCAGGTATGCATACCGTAATACCAATTGACATTAAGTCTGGCAATGACTTACTTGACTGTGAGTTAAATTATCAAGTAGATGCAGTAGTTCATTTAGCGGCAATGAGTGGTGTAAGAAAAAGCCTTGAAGTTCCGCAAGAATATTTTGATAATAATGTTGTTGCATCAAATAGATTGTTTAAAGCATTTCCAAATGCAAGGATCTTATATGCAAGTTCAAGCACTGCAAAAGAGCCACAAAGAAATCCATATGCAATGTCAAAATATGTTGTAGAACGTATTGCACCTGAAGATAGTTTAGGTATGAGATTTACAACTGTAATTGGTGGAGCAGGTAGAGACTATATGTTTGTACCAAAATTATTAAACAATGAAGTTACATTTATTAATGTAGATCATAAAAGAGATTTTATACATATATCTGATGTGTGTAGAGCAGTTACTCAATTGTTAGAAAGTGATTTAACAGGAGTAATTGATGTAGGAACGGGTACGTCAAGACCTTTATCGGATTACTGCAAAGCAGTAGGCTTAGAAAATTATGAAGAAAGAAACGGTGACGAGCATGAACGTAAAGACAATGTCGCAGACATTAGTCATTTATCATCAATTGGTTGGAAATCAAAAATTGATGCATTAGAATTCGTCAGCCAGGAAAAAGCACTTGACAAATCATAATTTTGTAAGTATAATAGTTAAAATAGGAGACTAAAAAACATGAAAGACATTTTACAAGATATCGTTGCTCATACACATTCGTTAGGATTTCTTAACATTGTAAAAGTAACGAGCGAAGCAGATACTACTATTGAATCGATGGCAGAAGATAGATCTGTAATTTTAAGTTCGCAGACTAAAAACCCAGTGGCAGAATTTGCTGGTACATTTGGTATGCCTAACTTAGACAAATTAGCATTACACCTTAAGTGTCCTGAGTATCAAACTAACGCAAAAGTTAGTGTTGAACAAGCAGAACGCAATGGTGAAACTGTTCCAACTCATATTCACTTTGAGAACGAAGCAGGTGACTTTGAAAATGATTATAGGTTTATGAATAAACAAATCATTGATGAGAAACTTAAAACTGTAAAGTTTAAAGGTGCATCGTGGGACGTTGTTGTAGAACCAAGCATGGCTTCAATTCAAAGAATGAAGTTTCAGAGCATGGCACACGCAGAAGAAACTGTATTTACAGTAAGAACAGAAGGTACTAACCTTGTGTTTAGTTTCGGTGATGCTTCACAACACGCAGGTTCGTTTGTATTCCAAACAGATGTAACAGGTAGTTTGAAACATGCATGGGCATGGCCTGTAGCACAAGTACAAGCAATCTTGAACTTGGACGGCAAAGTAACAATGAGTATTTCAGATCAAGGTGCAATGCAATTAACCGTTGATTCTGGATTAGCAGAATATAATTATATTCTTCCAGCTCAAACAAAATAAGGACTTTATGACAAGTGTTGATGAAAGAGATGACGATAGATCGTTTGAAAATGAAGGTAGCACAGTAACCATACCACTTAAGGAGTATGACAAGTTGAGAGAGAAACAAAAGTATATTACAGACAAAGATATGATATCTGTAGTAGACAAGATCGAAGAACTTGTTAGAGCCCTTAGAAAACATATTGTAAGGACGGACATTTAATTGAATACTAACTTAACAACTGCACAAAAAGATTACGCAACTTTCTTGCCAGCACTGAGTGGCTTCTTTGCAACCTTTGTAGGTAAGCAAAGACGTGAGGAGTACGTAGAATATAATCGTATACCTAAACACTTTACAAATGGTGTTGAGAGCATGAACTGGCTTAATCCGAGTAAGTCGTTGTTTGAGTATCAATGGAGTTTGTATTCCGCAGGTCACGCCGAACTTGATATTAACAAGGACGCACCCAAAGAAGATATGGTACGAGATAGAGATCGTAACACTTCTTGGTTGTTAGGTGACAGTGGTGGTTTCCAGATAGGTAAAGGTGTGTGGGAAGGCGATTGGAAGAATCCTAATTGTCCTAAAGCACAAAAGAAACGTGAACAAGTTCTTAGATGGATGGACGCATATATGGACTATGGAATGATACTTGATATTCCGGCTTGGGTAGCACGGTCTCCCGAAGGTGCTAAAGCAACTGGAATTGACAATTATCAAGATGCCGTTAATGCTACACGTATTAACAATGACTACTTTATGAAACATAGAAGTGGTGCTTGTAAATTCTTAAATGTATTACAAGGTGAAAATCATGCTGACGCAGAAGATTGGTATCAGCAAATGAAAGACTATTGTGATCCAGTTAAGTATCCAGGCACACACTTTAATGGTTGGAGTATGGGTGGTCAGAATATGTGTGATATTCATCTTGTTCTTAAAAGACTTGTTGCACTTAGATTTGATGGACTACTTGAGAAAGGCGTACATGATGTAATGCACTTCTTAGGTACAAGTAAATTAGAGTGGGCAACACTACTTACAGATATACAAAGAGCAGTACGTAAGTATCATAATCCAAACTTTATGATTACGTTTGATTGTGCAAGTCCGTTCTTAGCAACTGCTAATGGACAAATTTATTGCGAACTTGAAACATTAGATCGTAAGAAATGGGTTTACAGAATGGTGCCAAGCATTGATGATAAAGGATTAGCAACTGATACAACGCCATTCAGTCAAGCATTTGTTAGAGAAGGTAAGCATACAAGTTTTAAAGATTCGCCTATTACAACAGGACTAACTGCACAAGACATTTGTAAGTATGCACAAGGTGACTTGAACAAAATAGGCAAAGAAGGAAAAACATCTTGGGATAGTTTTTCATATGCGATCCAGATGGGTCATAATGTATGGAGTCATATTAATGCAGTACAAGAAGCAAATAGACAATACGACAATGGAGTCATTCCGAACATGCTTGTGGAGGAACGGTTCGACAGGTTATTTTTTAGAGATGTTGTGGAGGCAATATTTGCAACAGACAGCAGAGATGAAGCGAACGCAGTAATTGAACATTATAGTAAGTTCTGGATGTCAATTATTGGAACACGTGGCGCAACAGGAAAGAAAACAGTAAACGCACAAACACAGTTTGGCAATTTATTTACAGAGGAATAATATGGAAAGACAATATGCAGATGGCGTAAAAGATGATGTAATCTACTTTACAGGTTATGAAGTTGAAAAAACTCCTGCTGAAGGTATGGACACATTGTTTGTTACAGGTTGTCAACCATTAGAAGATGTATTAGCACAAGCAAAGAAACACGTAGTAGATCATATTTACTTAGGTGCTAATCATAGTTTTGTTCCTAAAGAAAGTTGGGACGATCTTGTATTTGGTTTGCTTGATAAAAAATATCTTGTAACACTTGATTATGATGCAAAGTATCATGACTGGGTACTTGAAACAGGTTACAATGAAAGACATAATTTTATTAGTATGATTAGTGTTAAACTGCCATACGTAAAACAACTTAACTACAATGCTTGTATTAAGATTGACGATGCTGATTTTGATCATTCTAATCCAGGTGTATGGGTACATTAAGTTCACCCGTTACTACAATGGGATAAATTTACAGATTGGTCAAAGTACGGCGACGATAGCCCCTCGGAGGACTAAATGAAACTACTGCATAGTTTTTGCGATCCAACTGACACAATGCCTACTGTTACGAGTTTTAACGGAAGGTTTATTGATTCGGAAGGAAAGAACTACTATGACATTAGTGCAGGTAAAGGTTGCAACGTATTAGGCTTTAACAACGAATACATACAATATCATATTTCTCATGCACATAGAGTTTGGCCAAGCAACGATTGGAATGCTAAACCTGAGATATGGACAAAGTTAGAAGATATATTACAAAAGAAACTTCCAGATTATTTTGCATTCATTCCAGCACATAGCGGAAGTGATGCAACAGACAATGCACTAAAGTTTTGTTTCCAATACTACAACAATAAAAAGAAAAACAAAGTACTTGTACGTAAAGGAAGTTTCCATAGCGGAAGTTTAAGTGGTTGGGCAATGAGTGATTACAGAGGTTGGAGTACACACCTTCCTGATGTAGAGTATGTAGACTTTTATGATGATGACTTTACAACTGTATTAGAAAAACACCAAGGAAACATTTGTGCCGTATTGTGTGATACTGTAAGTTGGTTTAACGGTGTTAGTGAAATGTCCGATGAACTTATTAAGAAAATTAAACAAGGTAAATTCAAATACGATTATAAAATTATTGCTGACGAAATATTTACAGGTATGTATAGATTTGGTAGTTTCGCACATAGCATGGAACGTAATCTACAACCTGACATTGCTTGTTTTGGTAAAGCACTTGCAGGTGGATTTAGTTCTTTTGCAATCACTTGCCTTTCAAAAGAGATGTATGATAAGATTTCAAAGCCAACAGACACAGGTTGGGCATTGCCTATAGCAGTTGGTAACTCACGTAGCCAAGATCCTGTAGGAGCAACTGCGGTAGTGGCCGCACTTGAATACTGTGATAAAAATAAATTGATGTTTAACGTAACAAATCAAGTTACAAAATTTTTGGTGCAACTTGCAGAGATACTTGAACAGGTAGAAACTTTTGATGTATCATATAAAAACAGTTTCTTAAATTGTAAAATGGACAAAGGTAGAGACGTAAAGACACTAAACGAAATTCGAGCATTCCTAAATAACTGCGGTATTTGGCAATACTCGACAACTACAATTAAATTTTGTAGTTTTTATGAAACTAAGAAAGTCGAAACAGATTATATTTTGAACGTATTCGATGACTTGGTAACCAAAATAAATCAAGAAAAACCATTGACAAATGAGGCGAAAGGCTTTATAATATGAGTATGACAGATCAGTTAATTAAAGAACAATCAGATAAAGACAACAAGGCAAGAATTATGAATACAGCAAAACGAATGATTTGGGTAACTTTCCGTAAGGAAGGTATTCACAAGTATCCGGCGGCATTAGATGATCCAGCACTTGCAACAGGTGATGAGTATGATGTTAGTTTCTTAGGATATCCACACAGACACATCTTTCATTTTAAGGTAGCAATCACAGTTACACACAATGATAGAGATATCGAGTTTATACAATTTAAAAGATGGTTAGAAAAACTTTATGAGGAGAAAACATTAGAGTTAGATTATAAGAGTTGTGAAATGATGGCAGATGATCTTTACAAAGAGATCAATGCTAAACACCCAGGCCGTGAAGTCCATATTGACGTAAGTGAAGATGGAGAAAACGGTGCCCATATTGAGTATGCAAGATAGAGGAAAAATGCGATGTCACTCAAATTTAATCGTGAAGCCTATGAGCAGGTGTTCACTGATCTCGAGAAATTCAAGGACTTTTGTTCAAAGACTTCTTGGGTAACGGGTTACGGACGTTCTTATCGCTTTGACGAACGTGATCTTTATAACAACAAAAGCGAGGCTTGGAGAACATACGTTTTGTTCACTCAAGGCAAGAAGCCTAAGTACAAGCCAAATAAAAAGAAGATGTATAGGAGGACTTAAATGTTCAAAGACGTAGATAAAAGTATGCTGATGAAATTAGTGGCACTTCACGTTATCGTGATCACTGTTTCAAATGCGTTGGTGGCAATCCCTGTAGAAATTGCAGGTGTGAAACTAACGTGGGCGGCATTTACTTTCCCATTAGTTGTAATAGCAACGGACTTGACTGTTAGACTACTTGGAAAAAATATTGCAAGATCAACAATCGCGGCGGCGTATCCATTGGCAATCATTGGATCCATTGCAGTTGTACTTGCAGAAGGAGCACCACAATCAGTAGCAATGCGTATTGGTTTTGCTTCGGCAACGGCTTATGCTATTGGTACAATGCTTGATGTATATGTATTCCAATACATTAGAGAAGCGTTTACAAAGAATTGGTGGTTAGCACCTGCGGTATCTACTATCGCGGCGAACATCATTGACACGTATACGTTCTTTGCTGTCGCATTTAATAACTCGGCAGATGAATACATGGCGGCTAACTGGGTTGAGATTGCAGGATCACAAACTGTACTCAAAATTGCAGTAGGCTTAATTGTATTCCTACCAGCATACGGACTATTGTTGAAACAACTTCAAAAGAAGTATGCACTAAAATAAGGAGACACTAATGACAATTTACATCGTAGACATTGAAGCAGTTGATACACGTTACACAAAGCAGTGGAAGGAACATCTTCCAAAGCAAATGAAACGTGCAACTAATTCTGAGGTAGTTGTTATTAGTGGCGGAGAAGTGCCTCAGGCTACAACGCCTGGGGCATTCCTTAACTTTGCAGGGACTAACAATTATAAGTCTCAGCAAATGTTAGAAATTAGCAGACTATTTGCTAATGGTGAAATTAAAGATGGCGACTACTTCCTATACACAGATGCTTGGAATCCAACTGTAATACAATTAAAGTATATGGCTGAATTACTTGGTGTTAAGATTAAGGTAGGTGGTATGTGGCACGCCGGCAGTTATGATCCACAAGACTTCTTAGGAAGATTAATTGGTGATGCTGATTGGTGTAGAAGTGCAGAACGTAGTATGTATGAATGCTATGATAATAATTTTTTTGCAACAGAGTTTCATAAACAACTGTATATACAAAGTTTTCCAACATTATTAACAAAGTCAAACATAGTAGGTTGGCCTATGGAGTACTTGGCAAATAGTTTTGCACAGTACAAAGGCATGACAAAGAAAAACATGATTTTGTTTCCGCATAGAATTGCTCCAGAGAAGCAAGTTGATATATTTAGAGATTTAAAAGAAAGCATGACACAATACGAATTTGTTATTTGTCAAGAACGTGAACTTACTAAAAATGAATATCATAATTTATTAGGTGAAGCAAAGGTTGTGTTTAGTGCTAACTTACAAGAAACATTAGGTATTAGTTGGTATGAAGGTGCTCTTGTAGATGCATTGCCAATGATGCCAGATAGATTAAGTTACAGTGAAATGGCATTGCCAGAGTTTTTATATCCAAGTGAATGGACACAAGACTTAGATAGTTACAAAAAACATAAACAAAAAGTAATGAATCTTATTACAGATTATGTTGAGAACTATGACAAGTACTTGCTAAAAGTACAACAACAAGTTAATAAACTGAAAGGCGAGTTCTTTTCAGGAAAAGCATTATATAAAACTATTGGAGATAATGATGGACGATGATAGCACTGATTATACACTTACATACAGTGGTGAAACAGTTGGCGGTATAGTGAGTGAAACACCAACATACACATTTGACATTTCAGACTTAGATGGTCAAGACGGTACTACTCCATTAACAATTAACACTGACTTTGCAGGCACATCATACAAAGAAGAAACATGGCCAAGCGAATACAAAGTACAAGAAATGATTAAACAATATCCTGCTTTAAAAATACAATATGAAAAATTTTTAGAAGTATACAATTTAGTGAAAGACGATTATAAAGATGAACTTCCTTTCTAAAATAATGGACATGCTCGGAAGACGCCGAGTTATTACAGATAGAACAGGCAAGATACCATATCTTGTTCGTTACTACTTGTTTCTAAAAGATAGAAAGAAGTTTCCTTTCAATATTACATTGCATAAGGTTCTTGTAAGTGATGAACCTACATTGCATGATCATCCTTGGAATTGGGGAGCATTTATTATTAAAGGTGGATATTGGGAACACATTCCAATACATTCACAGGAAGGTGCTGTCGTTGGTTCAACAAAAGTATGGCGTGGACCTGGTAGTTTCCGTTTTAGAAAAGCAGATGACTTACATTGGTTAGAACTTGCTAAAGACGAAGATGGAAATGAAATACCTTGTTGGAGTATTTTTTATATGGGACGTAAAGAAAAGGAATGGGGATTTGTACGTTTCGTATATGGTAACTCAGGTAATGAATGGGCCAATGCAGGTTACAGATGGGTTCATAATGAAGAATACTTGAACGAACGGGAGAATAACATTGGATAGAACATCTTACTTTGGCGGACTTATAATAACATACGATAACGTGTTTACACCTAATACTATAGGTGCTCTTGAAAAGAATATTCAAGATGTTCCGTTTAAGTGGGGTACGAGAGACAATCCAGATCAACCACCTACAGGATTACAATGCTTTGACTTTGAGCCTACTCATTCATGGCAAACTTTATGGAACGTAGTTAATGAAAAACTAAAAGACCTTGAAGGATTAGAATACCGTAGAAGTAACTTAAACTTTTTTGCAACAGGCGAAGATGCATACTATCACAAAGATGATTGTGATTGGACATTGCTTTATTACTGCAATACATCATGGAAGCCTGATGATAAAGGAGAAACAAAGTTCTATATTACTAAAGATGATCTTGATGGATATAAACTTCAAGATATACAAGGAAACACAGATCCATTGGTGTTAAGTATCGCACCAATACCAGGCAGGTTCTGTTTCTTTAAGAGTAGCATTAATCATAGTGCTACAGGATTTAGAAACACTGCAAGATTTGTTCCTGCACTTAAATTTGTTGAGGCAGGTAAAGGCAACGGTACTGGAATAATTGTTCAACAAGGTAATCAAGACGTATTACAAATTAGGAGAAACTATGGTTAAGAAGCATTATTATACTTGGACTGACGTAGAAAATATGTGTCAAAGTATTATAAATCAGATGTACAAGGACGATTGGCGTCCTGACTATATTGTAGGCATTACACGAGGTGGTAATGTTCCTGCAACTATTATTAGTAACATGACAGGAATACGTTGCGAAGCACTTAAGGTAAGTTTACGTGATGGAGAGAAGGGTGGCTATAATGATAGTGCCGCCTGGATGGCCAGTGATGCATTTGGTTACAATGAAGATACCACAGGTACAACAACTAAGGTTGCAGGTTCAAGATGGGATCCAAGTTTAAGAAAGAAGATACTTATTGTAGATGACATCAACGATACTGGTGCTACATTTAATTGGATTAAGAATGATTGGCAAAGTGGTTGTTTGCCACAAGAAGATGTTGCCTGGAATGCGGTATGGGGAAACAGTGTAAAATTTGCTACACTTACAGAAAATTTAGCCAGCAACTTTAGCCAGGTGAGTTATAGTTGTCATGAAGTTAACAAAGCCGAGGAAGACGTCTGGTTGGTTTATCCTTGGGAAAACGTAGGAGTATATTAAATGCAATTTAACGAAACACCATGGAAAGATGTTTTACTTGATGCTAAAGGTTTTACAGTTTTTAAAGACAAGTATCCAGTAACAGAAGGACATCTTCTTTTTGTACCGAAAGAGCAGTCTTGGCAAGATATTGTTAAGTGTTGGGAAGCGGCATATAAATGGGGTTACGATTGGGTTGAACGTGGCTACTGTGATGCTTTTAATGTAGGACAGAACGTTGGAGAAGAAGCAGGACAAACTGTTATGTATCCACACGTACATTTAATTCCAAGACGCAAAGGCGACATGTCTGATCCTAAAGGCGGTGTACGTGGAGTTATTCCTAATATGCAAAAGTATACAATTTCAAATCCTAAACAACCAGATTTATTTCTTGAAGGAGATTGCGTATAATGAGAACTGCCGTTATAGGTTGTAGTCATAGTGCAGGATATCAATTCCCTGCTCCCGATGGTATACGTGACCGTTGGAATGATAACAACTGGGCGGAAGTTTATATTAACAATCAAAACAAGGACGGTGTGATATTTGCTTGTCCTGGTAGAGGTTGGTATGATTATAGTGAGCGTCTTGCTTTCTTGTTTAAAAAGTATGACGACATTGACGAAGTTGTTATACAACAAACATATTGGAATCGTTATAGATTAGGATTTAGTAATCCTTGTTATTACGAAAACATTATTCCACTTGATGCTCATATGATGCAAGAAGAAACAAAAGGACGTATTGATTGTTATAATATTAATATGTGGAATGACGAACTTAAAAGTTTTGATGGCGGACGTATAACTATGTCTGGTGATTATGCAATACAACCAACATTAAGTATGAAGTTTGATCCGTTTGATTTAGTTGAACCAAACTTACAACAGGAAGGTTACCAAAGAGTAAAAGCATGGTACGAAGTAATGACTGTTGTTAATCAAAGACAGTTTTTCAAAGAAGTATATCTTTGGAATCAAATGTGCAAAGAAAACAACGCGGTGTTAAAAATCTTTGCCATAAACGACCAGACTTGGCTACCTAAAGATCTAAATATCATTGGGAACGTACAAGCGGACGTATCAGAAAAAACTGCAACACAGTTTTTATTAACCAAGGGTGAATTACAAGACTTTGTAGTAGATGATGAGCATTTCAATTTAGAAGCACATACTCTTATTGCAAACGAATATATCCCTAACATGAAAGGAAGTTTATGTTGAAACAAGTAATGATAGATGCGGCAAGAAAACATGCAGAAGCAGAGATTGACTTGCACAAGGCTAATATCGAAGTGTACATGCAACAGGTAGTTGGAATTGGTGAACACTCAGATATTATTGAGACCATCCAAAAGGAATTGGATAAAATGGCTCAGGCGCACGATCGTTTAGAAATGCTCAACAAATACTTTGGTTAAATCCATATATAAAGTGTTTGACATTGATCTAAATATATCGTATAATATAATACAACTAAGACAGGCAATCCACTGCCTTAACATCGGAGAAGTAAATGAGTAAAGTAGAAGAAATAAAAGCAAAACTAAAAGAGCAAGGTATTCGTTACTGGGCTAATGATAATATTAGCGAAGTACTCGAAGAAGGTGACAAACAAGCACTTATCGAAGAGGCAATTCCTGCTTTTGAAAATGTATTGCAAAAACTGTTAATTGATACAGAAACAGATCCTAACAGTATGGATACTGCAAGACGTATGGCTAAGATGTACATTAATGAGATTATGGCCGGACGTTATGATAAGATGCCTAACCCAAGTGCATTTCCAAACTACATTGAAGGTGGTTATGAAGGTATGTTGGTAGTAAGGAGTGAACTTACAAGTTTATGTTCACATCATCACCAGACTGTTAAAGGAGTAGCATACATTGGTATCATTGCAGGTCCGAAACTTTTAGGTCTTAGTAAGTACACAAGGATCGCACAATGGTGTGCAACACGTGGAACATTGCAAGAAGAACTTAATGTTATGATTGCAAATGCAATACAAAAAGAAACAGGTAGTGAACACGTTGGTGTTTATGTACAAGCAACACATGGTTGTTGTGAGAACAGAGGTATTAAAGCACATAGTTCTTTAACGCAGACTACTGTATTACGTGGAGCATTTAAAGACGATCCAGCAACTAAAAAAGAGTTTATAGACAACGTAAAACTGCAACAACAGTTTGCTTGTTAGGAGGCTCTTATAATGACAACTGAGAAGAAGTATTATTACAGTGAGATATTTCACTCCATTCAAGGTGAAGGACACTATACTGGTGTTCCGACAGCATGGATTAGATTCTTCTTGTGTAACTTACAGTGTAGCGGCTTTGGTCAAGTAGATCCAACTAACCCGGATACATATGACCTGCCGTTCCTGGATTATGACGTAAGCCAAGTAAAAAGAGTTGAAGACTTACCTGTATGGGAAAAAGGTTGCGATAGTTCTTATACTTGGGCAAAGAAGTATAAACACTTAATGGGACAAGAAACTCCTACTGTATTAGCAAATAAGATTGTTGATATATTAAAAACAGATAGCAATCCAGAAGGATTGTTTCTTCATCCTATGAGTAAACAAAGACAACACTTATGTTTTACTGGCGGTGAACCTTTAATGGTTACAGGACAGGCGGCAAGTGTTGGAATATATGAAGAACTTGAAAGACAAGGTAACTTGCCTGATAGCATGACGTTTGAAACTAACGGCACACAGAAGTTAAGAGATCCATTTAAAGAATGGGTAAAAAGAATTAATGAAGAAGTATTCTTTAGTTGTAGTCCTAAATTATGGACAGTAGCAGGTGAAGAAAGTAAAAAAGCAATTATTCCAGAAGTAGTTGGCGAATATGCAGAACTATCTAAAGCAGGACAATTAAAGTTTGTTGTTGGTTCTGAACAAAGACAATGGGATGAAATGGATTCTGTTATAGAAAAATTTAGAGCAGAAGGCGTTGAATGGCCTGTATGGGTTATGCCTGTAGGAGCCAGAGAAGAAGAGCAAACTGCAACGGCAGGTGATGTTGCAAAGATGGCTTTTCAGAGAGGATATAATGTGGCGGCACGAGTACACGTTTACTTGTTTGGTAACGCCATAGGAACATAATATGATATTTTGGTTAGGATTTACTGTTATGGTATTGAACGAAGGGTTCGTGATCATGCGACACGTACACCCTTGGTTTGCACATAAGAGAGAAGCACTAATAGCCAAGTATGGAAGTAATTGGAAACGTTTCCATGCCTTATTAGATTATGTATGGATAGGTGGTGTTACGTTAGGTATGGCGGTAGACATTGCTAACTGGAAGTTATATTTCACAGTGCTGGCAACCTTTTGGACGGTTGTAGGCGTAAGTGTGTATCTTCCATTACTTGTTAAGAAGTTAACAAAGAAAAAAGTAAAAGTCGATAATGATGTACATTTACATTCAGACGGTTTATATCCATATAAAGAAATGAACGAGGCACGTGACGAAGTGAAACGTAAGAAGAAAAACAAAAACAAGCAACTTGACGAAGATGCTATTAGAAAGGCAGGATGGTGAATATGTTAGATAAAATGAAAGACATGTTAGGCATGAAAAAGGCTACAAAAGGAACTGAGCTCTCGCATAGAGATCTTATGTTAAAAGAAAAAGAAGCGGCAACTAAGGCTAAGAAACCTTGGGTTGGCGTACTTGATACACAAGTAAACAAAGATAATATTAAAAATGGTTTCTTTGAACTTGACTGGAACAACGAGTTTATTGAGCAACTGCTTGATGCTGGTTACAAAGGTGAGTCAAATGAAGAAATTGTTGACCTGTGGTTTAAAGACCTCGCAAGAAATGTACTTGCAGAAGAAGGCATGGACACTACAAGAGGTGCAGGTTATATTAACACAACAAAAATAAGCAAAGATAAATCGGAGGTAAAATGATAATTGAATATTTAGATACCGCAATAATGATTGCAGGAGTATTTTTTCTATATAAGATTGCAAGAAATTTAAGAATGATACTAAAAGAAATGTGTCATATCGGAAAGAAGATTAAGTAATGAGTATTGTAAGAATTAAAAGTTTTCATCCATTAACAGAGTTTGCACCAAGTTGGAATATTCCTCTTTGGTTAACAAACTGGACTGACCATGAGCATGTAGATGCCATTAAAAAATGGATAATTGATAACGAGAAGACTATCTTAGATTACGAATATACCTCAACAGGTGGTACAGGTCTAAGCAAAGATCATATTACAACACGTTTTGGAAAGTATAACTTACTATCACAAGACGATCCTGCATTTAATGAACTGCTAACGTTTTTAAGATATTCATATATTGAGTACGTGCAAACTGCACAACTTGAACTTAAAGACTTGCAGATTGTATGTTGGGCAAACATTCTTAAACAAAATGAAGCAATGGAACCGCACTCACACGGTGCTCAACCAGATTCTTATTTGAGTGGTAATATGCATTTGGAAGATTATTCAACTGCAACATTTTACAGAAGTTGTTATGATCCTGAATCAAAACTTGGCTTACCAAATAAAAAAGGTGGCTGTGTAATGTTCCCGAGTAGCACACAACACTATACAGGTGAGCATGATTCAAAAGATCCAAGAGTTAGTGTAGCATTTGATTTAAGATTAACGGGTTCATTCAATCACGAAGAAATGAATGCCATTCAGTTTATGAACAAAGAAGTGCTCAACAAAATTGAAGAAAATTATTAAGCACAAGCAGAAGCAAATAAACAGGTTGACAACAGTACTAAAAAGTAGTATAATAACACTATATTTTATTACAAGAGGACAACTAAATGACATACATACTCGTTGATACTGCTAACACATTTTTTCGTGCAAGACACGTAATTCGTGGTAACCTTACAGATAAGGTTGGTATGGCTTTTCATATTACACTTGCTGGTGTAAGAAAGGCTTGGCAGGACTTTGATGGGTCGCATGTTGTATTTTGTTTAGAAGGTCGTAGTTGGCGTAAGGACTTTTATGAGCCGTACAAGCGAAATAGAAGTGATGCACGAGCGGCGGCTACTCCACAACAACAAGAAGAAGATGAAGTGTTCTGGGAAATGTTTGATGAGTTCAAAGATTTCGTAGGTAATAAAACTAATTGTTCTGTATTACAACATCCTGAACTTGAAGCAGATGACTTGATTGCAGGTTGGGTACAAGCACACCCTAATGATAATCATGTTATTGTTTCAACTGATGGCGACTTTGCACAACTTATTGCTCCTAACTGTAAACAATACAATGGTATTCAAGACATGACTATTACACATGAAGGTTACTTTGATAAGAAAGGTAATCGTGTTATAGATAAGAAAACTAAGGCAGAACGTCCTGCACCTAATCCACAATGGTTATTGTTTGAAAAGTGTATGCGAGGTGACACAAGTGATAACGTGTTCAGTGCATATCCTGGTGTAAGAGTAAAAGGTACAAAGAACAAGGTAGGCTTAACAGAGGCGTTTGCTGACAAGGATAGCAAAGGCTACAACTGGAATAACTTGATGTTACAACGTTGGGTAGATCATAATGGTGACGAACATAGAGTATTAGATGACTATACTCGTAACGTAACACTTTGTGATTTGACTGCACAGCCAGATAACATTAGAAGTATTATTGATAGTGTAATCAAAGATGCTACAGTAGAGCCTAAGGCAATTACACAAGTAGGTATTAAACTTATGAAGTTCTGTGCTAAACACGACTTGGTAAAAGTAGGTGAACAAGTACAGAGTTATAGCGAGCCATTAAATGCGAGATACGTATGCAACTAATGGACGAAAATTATGCTGACGCATATGAACTACTTTGCTCATTAGATCCTGATGTACAAAAAGCCGTTACTACTAAATTTCCGTTCTTAAATGGCGGTGTAGAAACACGTAGAATGGTTGTATTAAGGGAAAACGTAGCCAAGAAATTAGGTACTATTTTAGACGATTTACCTGTCCAAAATATGTCAGTTAGCGAAATAACGAAGTTAAATAACTTAGACAATATGCCTCAAGACCCTTATATGCTTAAAGCATTACAGGATATAAGTGGTAAAGAAGGGTATAGAGAAGTGTACATTAAGGAACTAACTGCACGTGATAAACGTGATAGTAGAGAAAGAGAGTTTCCTTTAGAGCCTATTATTGAAGCAGTAGAAGCCGGGTCATGTCGCCCACCTTTGATTATAGAATTAGACAGCGGTCGATTTGTTATCGATGGCAGAACAAGATTATATGCGGCCGTGGCGTCAAACAAAAGTTTAGATGTAACTGTCATAACAACTGAAGTATTAGGAGGAATAAATGACTATTAAAGGAAAATCTATTGTAGCAGGCAAGTTTTGGATTGTTGAAGAGGACGGTGAACGTATCGGTACTCTTTCTAAACAAGAAGATAAAACTTATATGTACTGTTGCAATACACATACAAAATTTTATGAAAGCGAAAAGCAGTTAAGTAAAGAGATTGCTATCGAATGGGAAACAACTATTTCTGATGCAAACAAAGATAAGGTTGCAGATAAAGAAGTACATGGATTTCCAACTTCATGTGTACCACACAATAGTATGTATGATGTAAAAAAGAAGTTACCTTTGTTTACAAAGAGTAAAAAATCTAAAAGTTTATATTGTGCAGGTTACTACATTATTAAATTTGACAAAGGCTGGGTAAGAAGTTTTTGTCCTAAGATGGTAACTTGTGAAAATTATGTTTCAAAAGGACCTTTCAAAACAGAACTCGAAATGCGTTCGGAACTATCAAAGGCAAATGCAGATGCAAAAAGAGCCAATTAATACAGTTCCTTTAGAAAAGTTCTTTTCGCAAGTAAAGGCCGCCGAGTCAAGCAATGCACATGATGTAAGACTAACACTCGACGATGCTAAATTACTTGCATTTACATTAGGGCAAATCAATGCCCGTCTACTTGGTAACATAGAAGAATTTATTTCTACCAAAGCAATAGAAAAAGAATCAGAAGTTATTAACGTAGAGATGGACGGTGGTGGATTCAAAGAGTAATGATAAAACAAACTTTGTTTTCAACAGATATATACAAGGTAAAAGTTAAGCAACAAGAAGAACTAAAAAGTTTCTTCGTCTCAAACATAGAAAGTGAATATAATGTTAAAGGTCCTAATTGCGATTTCTGCAATGTATACAGTGATTATTTTTCAGGCGCTCGGCCAGTAGACTGGGAAGACATTCTTCCAAAGTATCAATCAACGATACAAGAGTTTCTAAACGAATACGGATATAAAGATTCGCACAACTGGAAGGTTGGTATTGATGCTTGGTATAACGTAACAGGAAAAGGCGGTTGGGGAGAAACACACAATCACTTATCAAGTCCAAGAACAATACAAATTAGTGCAGTACATTATGTAAAGTACGATCCTGAACATCATACTCCTACAATATTTTATAATCCATCAAGCGATGGCATACGTAGTAGTGCTCCTACGCCTATTACAAATAACTTACCTACAATGTGGCCAAAAGAAGTCGTTAATGCAGACGCCTTAGAAGGCGATATGATATTCTTTCCACCCTATTTAAATCATAGTATTCCTGTACAAAAATCTGATGTACCGAGAATAACGACAGCATTCAACATAACAATTACTGAGAATTAGGATAAATATATACGTAGTTTATAAAAGAGGAACAACGTATATGAGTAGACCTAAACCAACAATACTGTTGGAGTACATTGATAAGAAGACTTACAAGTCAGATCAGATACTCGCGGCCGATGCGATTTGGGCAGTTTTCTATCAGGGAAAACCTTTCAATCTAAAAACACAAAATTCATTATCAAGTTTTCCAGGACCTAAGTACAAGAAAGTTTCTTTTAGTAATCCAGGACATGCACACAACCTTGCTAAGAAGTTAAACGACTTGTTTAACTGTAGCGAGTTTACTGTTGTAGAACTTAAAGATGGAACAGTAATTACAGAGGGCAAATAAATGTATGAATATAAATGTAAAATTTTAAGAGTAGTAGACGGTGATACCGTTGACGTAGATATCGATCTTGGCTTTGGCATGTGGATGCACAAAGAACGTGTTCGAATGATGGGTATAGACACTCCTGAATCAAGAACACGTGATAAAGTGGAGAAAGCATTTGGACTCGCATCGAAAGCCAAACTTAAAGACCTGTTACCAATCGGATCCATACAAATCCTTAAAACAGAAATCGACAGAAGCGGTGAAGATAAAAAAGGAAAGTTCGGAAGAATCCTTGGAGACTTTATCACCAAAGACGACAAAAGATGCACTGACATACTTATTGAAGAGGGATATGCTGTAGCATACTTCGGCGGATCGAAAGAAGAAGTTCAAATGAAACACATGGCAAACAGAGAAAAATTAATCCGTGAAGGTATAGTTACACCACCCAAGCCAAAGAAGAAGTAAATGAATTGGAAAGAAACCTATACAAAGGTCTTCTTAAAACAAGCAGACATTAGCATTAACGAAGCAACCATGAAGCAGTATTTGCCTGCATGGTGGCAAAACACAAGAGCCAAAGACGAAGGTGGCTTAAGATTAACTGATGCTGGTATGCTATTTCTCACAGAAAAATTAGATTTAGTATCATATGATGTTCCTTTCCCAGAAGACTTTCAACTTACAACTAATACAGTAATTTGGTTAGACCGTTTTATTACGTGTCCATACTATCTAACTAACAGAGGAATCACTGTATTTGACGAAAAGAAAGCACTCGAATTACATCTTTTTAGTGGAGATGTTAAGAAATATGGCCTTACAAAAGCATTGAAAAGAGCCGACGAAGAACTAACCTCTTGATTTTACTGGCTTATTTTGGTAAGCCTTATCCAAAAATAATTTAAAAAAAGTGCAAATAATGGTTGACCTTTGCTCCTAATGACTGTATTATATATACATACTTAGAAATTAAGTATGGCACTGAAGTAAACGTATAAGGAGTACAAAATGGAAAACATTGCAACAAGAACAATTGGTCCAAATGATGCTAAGAAAAGTATCCTTAGGGCTATGAAGAAACAACGTCCAATCTTTATTTGGGGACCTCCAGGTATTGGTAAGTCGGACATTGTAAGTCAAATCACTAATACTTTTGAAGATTCAAAACTAATCGACATTCGTTTGTCATTGTGGGATCCTACGGACATTAAAGGTATGCCGTATTATGCCGCAAATGATAATACAATGAAATGGGCACCGCCAATGGAACTTCCAGATGCGGCAATGGCTAAGAAATATAAGACCATTGTTTTATTCTTGGACGAGATGAACTCGGCGGCTCCGGCTGTACAAGCGGCGGCTTATCAGTTAATTTTGAATCGTAGGGTTGGTACTTATGTACTACCTGATAACGTTCTTATCGTAGCGGCTGGTAACAGAGATGCTGATAAGGGTGTTACATACAGAATGCCTGCACCATTGGCAAACAGATTTGTTCACTTAGAACTTAAGGTGGACTTTGATGATTGGTTTCAGTGGGCAACTGAGAATAAAATCCACACAGACGTTGTGGGTTACTTGACCTTTAGCAAGAAGGACTTATATGACTTTGATCCTAAGTCACCAAGTCGTTCATTTGCTACACCTCGTTCTTGGTCATTTG